GCAGTAAAAAGAAAAAGATCTAAAGCTCAAGGTGTAGGTGGTAAACCAACAAATGTAAAAACATTTGCTGCTAAGAGTGGTGGTTCACTTCTTGTAGCATCTTGTTATGATTAAAGGTTAAATAATGACAACAAAAAAAGTAAGTGCACCTAAAGGTTTTCATTGGATGAAAAAGGGTAAAGAATTTAAATTAATGAAGAATCCTTCTACTGGTTATAAACCTCATAAAGGAGCATCTTTAACAGCTTCTTTTTTAATACAAAAAGTTCATAAGGTTAAAAAATAATGGCAACATCAGGTACATATAATTTTAATTTAGATATAGACGAAGTAATTCAAGAAGCTAGTGAAATGATTGGTGGTGAAGAAACATTAGGTCATACTCCTAAATCTGCTAGACGATCAATTAATTTAATGTTAACTGATTGGCAGAATAGAGGTATTTGTTTATGGTCTATAAATACAACTGTAGTAACTGTAGCTGATACAGTAGCTTCAGTATCTTTATCAGATTCTACAATAGATGCATTAGCTATTACATATGCAACAAGTGTATCAGGAACTGATATAGCATTAGAAAGAATATCAAGAGAAGAGTATCATAACTTACCTAATAAAAATCAATCAGGTAGACCAACACAATATGCTATACAACGTGGTCGTAATAATCCTACTGTAATGTTATATCCAACTCCAGATAATTCTACTGGTGTTTTAAATATAGAAAAGTTTAATCAATTAGAAGATGTAGATAAATCTGCAGGACAAAATGCAGATATGCCTAAAAGATTTTTACCAGCATTAACATGTGGTTTATCATATCAACTAGCAATGAAAAGACCTGGCATACCTATGGATAGAGTACAAATGTTAAAAGCAAACTATGAAGAAAAATTAGGATATGCTATGGAAGAAGATAGAGAAAGAGCAAGTCTTTATATTAAACCTAAGTTAGGATATATCTAGTGGCAACTAATCGTAATGCAATGGCTATGTGTGATTGCTGTGGTTTTGTTTATCCACATAGAACAATGCAATTAAATAGTTATGATATGCTAATTTGTTCAACATGTTTTGATGGTGCATATGATTTAAAAAACCATCCACAAAATAAAATACCAGATGTAAGAGATAACCCAGTAATTCAAAACCCAAGACCTGATACAGGTGGTAGAAACTTAGACTGGCAACAAGCTAATTTTGATTGGGATGATTCTACAGTACGATATTGGAGTAACGCATGAGTACACTAACAAGCAAACAAATATCAAAAACATATAAACAACTATTAAAATTAAATGTAAGTGCCAATACTGGTGTTACAGGTACTTTACAAAACATACAATCAGGTGAAGGTACTAATTCAGCATTACAAATATCTACAAGTGTAATACAAGTAGCAGGTAAATTTGGAGTATCAGAGGATGTTTCAGTATCTGGTGATCTTTTAGTAGGTAGTAAAGTATGTGCTTCTGCATACTATGGTGATGGATCTAATTTAACAGGTATAACATTTACTGGAGATGTTTCAGTATCTAGTTTAATAGTTACTAATAATGCTACTATAGGTGGTAATGTTACTATTGGTGGTGACATAATGGTATCTGGTGGAGAGATACAAATAAAAAATGGTGGTGCACAATCTAATATAAAACTATATTGTGAATCAGGTAATGCACATTATGCAGCTTTACAAGCTCCTCCACACTCTTCTTTTAGTGGTAATATAACAATAACATTACCAGTAAGTACTGCAACATTAGTAGGTACATCTACTACTGATACATTAACAAATAAAACATTTGGTGATAAAGTAACTTTTGATGATGATATATCTGTTAGTGGTAATTCAAACTTTGGTGGAACTGTAACAGTTGCAGGAGCTGCACATTTACAAAGTACATTAAGTGTAGGAGGTGCAGCAACTTTTAATTCTACAGCTACAATAGCAGGATCAGCAATATTAAAAGGAGCAACAAGTCTTGGTAGTACACTTAAAGTTGCTGGAGTAGCAACCTTTACAGAAAAAGTATGTGCATCAGCTTTCTATGGTGATGGTACAAATATTACAGGTATTCCAATTACAGGTAATATATCTGTAGCTAATGCTGTAGTAGGTGGAACATTAAGTGTATCAGGAGCTACACATTTAAAAGATACAGTATCTGTAGGAGGTGCAGCAAACTTTGCATCAACTGTAACAATAGTAGGTAATGCAACATTTGATGGAGATGTATCTGTATCAGGAGATATAAATGTAGGTGGACACGTAACTATAGCTGGTGCAGTTTCTTTAGGAAGCACACTAGATGTAACAGGTAATACATCTATAGGTGGTACATTCTTAGCAACAGGTAAAGCAGAATTTGAAGATGATGTATCTGTATCTGGTGGATTAGTAGTTGGAGGAACAGTTACTATAAGTGGTGCTAATGTACAAGCTGCAAATGCTAAAGTATGTGCTAGTGCTTTTTTTGGAGATGGTGCTAACTTAACAAATGTACCTGCAGTTATTACAGGTAATATATCAGTTAATAATGCAACAATAGGTGGAACATTACATGTTGGAGGTATTACTACAGTAGTAGGATATACGCACTTTAAAGATGATGTATCAGTAAGTGGTAATGTACATATAGGAGGAACTACTACAATAACAGGAGCTGTATCTTTAGGAAGTACACTTGATGTAGCAGGAGATGTTTCTGTATCAGGAGATATAAATGTAGGTGGTCATGTAACTATTGCAGGAGCAGTACAACTTGGTTCTACATTAAGTGTTACAGGATATGCACATTTTAAAGATGATGTGTCAGTTTCTGGTAATGCTATTATAGCTGGTACAGTAAGTGTTGGTGGTGGTATTATAGATTTAAAAAATACAGGTTCACAATCAGAACTTAGAATGTATTGTGAATCAGGTAATGCACATTATGCTGCATTAAAAGCACCTGCACACTCAGCCTTCTCTGGTAATATAGCTTTAGTAATGCCAGCAACTGCAGATACACTAGCAGGTCTTGCAGCAACACAAACATTTACTAATAAAACATTTGGTGATAAAGTAGATTTTGATAATGATGTTTGTGTATCAGGAGATATTTTTGTAGGTGGTACTGCTACAGTTGCAGGAGCAATGTCAGTTGGAGGAGCTCTATCAGTAGGTGGTGCAGTTAATTTATTAGGAACAGCTACAGTAAGTGGTGCAGCAGGATTCTTAACTACAGCTAGAGTATCTGGTGCAACAACTATAGGTGGAACATTAGATGTTGCAGGTAATACATCATTAGGTGGTACAGCTAAAATAACAGGTACTACAACAATAACTGGTAACTCTGGTTTCTTAGGAACTGTAAGAGTATCAGGTAATACAAGTTTAGAAGGTCAATTACAATTAACTAAAAGTGCTGCAGCAGTTGTATGTGCAACAGCTATTAATGGTGTAACATCTGTATCATTAAACTTTGGTGCATGTCAAAACTTTAGTACAACAGTTACAGCAGCTCATACTTTAGCTCAACCTATTGGTTGTCGTGATGGACAAACAGGAAGTATTTTCTTGACACAGAGTGGAGGAAGTGGTACAATGGCTTATCACGCAGACTTTAAGTTTATAGGTGGTACAGATCCAACCATGTCAACAGCTAATGGTGCTGTAGATAGATTAGATTACATAATAGTTTCTGCTTCAAGTGATGGAGTAGGTGGAGATATTCAAATGATAATTTCACAGGCATATGCATAATGGGCGTATTTCAAAATAATTTAATGGGAGCTGCAGCAGCAGCAGCATCAGCAGGTGGTGGTGATTTTTATACACATCAAATAGCTAATAGTGCTAGATTTACAGGTAGTGGAGTATTAACAAGAACTGCTGGAACTCCTACTAATATAGATAAATTTACTATAAGTTTTTGGGTAAAAAGAAGTAATATTACAGCTCAAAATAATTTGGTCCATGGAGATACAGATAATATTAATTACCAGATGCTTCGTTTTAGTTCTACAGAGAAATTAGAATTACATGAGCAAAGAGGTGGTGGTGATAGTAATGGATTAAGAACTGTTGACCAAGTATTTAGAGATCCTGGAACATGGTATCACGTAGTGTGGGTATATGATTCAGGAAATTCTACAGAAGCAGATAGAGAAATATTTTATGTAAATGGAACAAGATTAACTGATGTTGAAGGTTGGGATGGAGGTTATCCTTCTCAAAATCGTGATTCAGTATTTAATCAATCAGGTGCTACATTAAAAATTGGTGGTGCTTCTTCTTATTATGGTAATTATTTAAATGGCTATATGGCTGAAGTAGTATTTAATGATGGGCAAGCCTATGCTGCATCTAATTATGGTGAAACAAAAAATGGAGTGTGGATTCCTAAAGATCCAAGTGGATTAACATTTGGTAATAATGGATTTTATCTTAAATTTGAATCAAGTAGTGATTTAGGTAATGATAGTTCTGGTAATAATAATGATTTTTCTGCATCAAGTGTAGACACACACGATCAGATGATTGATACTCCAACCTTTGATTCTAGTTCTAATGGTGGTAATTTTATGACCTACAATGGAGCATATGTAGGAGCAAACAATGCTTTAGCTGAAGGTAATTTAAAAAGTACTGGTAGTGGGGGAGGTAACACTTCAGGTACTTTTGGTATGATTACAGGAAAATGGTATTGGGAATGTAGAGCAGAAACAGTAAATTCTTATGGTCCTACTTTTGGTATAGGGCAATCTGGTATAGGAAATACAGATGGACAATATTATATAATTACATGGCAAACTTCTGCTGGACAAATGTATGGTGGTGGAGGTGTTCCATTAGAAATGGGTACAATTAGTGTAACTAGCACAGGAGTAACTTCTCTTTCTTCAGGAGATATTTTAAGTTTTTGGTTAGATTGTGATAATAAAAAATTATGGATAGGTAAAAATGGAACTATACCTAACTCTGGTGATCCTGCAAATGGAACTAATCCACAAGCAAGTTGGGCTACTACTCCTATAGATAGATATTTTACTGCAACGTGCCAAAATGTAGGCTCTGGTGTAGGTGTTTTAAATGCAGGTCAAAACCCTAGTTTTAATGGTGCTTTGACTGGTAGTGATGTAGGAGATAATGCAGATAAAAATGGTTATGGTTTATTTAAATATGATCCAAGTAGTACAGATTTTATATCTTGTTGTGCTGCAAATATTCCTACAGCAGATGCAATAAATCCTTCTGAAACTGATGACAATTTTCCAACAAAATTGTTTAATACTAAATTATACACAGGAACAGGTTCTTCTAATGCATTAACAGGAGTAGGATTTCAACCTGATCTAACATGGATTAAAGAAAGAGGTGGTGCTAATGACCATAAACTTACAGATTCTACAAGAGGAGTTACTAAGTCTATAGAGTCTAATTCATATGGAGCACAAGCAACAGATTCAAATGGATTAACAGCTTTTGGAGCTGATGGTTTTACTGTAGGTTCTGATGCTGTTTATAATAATAGTTCTGATACTTATGCGTCTTGGAACTGGAGAGTTAATGGAGGAACAACATCAAGTAATAGTAATGGTTCTGCAACATCTACAGTACAAGTTGATCCTTCTGGTGCATTTTCTATTGCAACATTTAGAGGAGGTATAACAAGTTCTGGTACAGGAACAGTTGGACATGGATTAAGTAAAGCTCCTTCAATGATTATATTTAAAGGATATGATAATTTAGGAGGAGGTGATGGTAATTGGTGGGTAGGAAGTGATGTATTAACAAGTTGGAATTATTTTCTTAGACTTAATTCAACAGCAGTTGAATTAGATAAATCTGGTAATGGTTCTATGTCTTCTCCTACTTCAACTGTTTTTTCAATAAATAATACAGATGGGTTAGGTTATAGTACAATAGATACTATGGCTTATAGTTTTACCAATATAGAAGGGTATTGTAAAACAGGATCATATGAAGGAAATGGTAATGTAGATGGTACATTTGTCTATACAGGATTCAGACCAGCTTTTATTTTAGCAAAAAGTGTAGATGCTGCTGAAGCATGGTTAATAGCTGATGATACTAGACCAGGATATAATCCTACAGATGAAGTTTTAAAACCTAATAATTCAAATGCTGTAGCAAGTGGTTCAACTTATGCTATAGATATTTTAAGTAATGGTTTTAAAGCAAGAACAGCTTGGGAAGGTTGGAATCAAAGTGGTAAAACAATACTATACTTAGCCATGGCAAAAAATCCATTTCAATATGCAACAGCAAGATAGGAATAAAATATGTGGGCACGAATAGAAAGTAATAAAATAGTAGAATACTATGATAGAAAACAATCTATAGTATTAAATAATGTACGTTATTCTTCTCAAATATTTACAATATGGACAGATACACAACGTAAAGATTTAGGAATAGTACCTGTAGTTATTTCAGGATCACATCTTAATACTAATTATTATATAGAACATAACCATTCAGATGCAATAGCAGGAGATGGTAATAGTGTTATAAGAACTATTGGAGTTAAAGCTGCTGATAAAAATTTAAATGATGTTAATGAAGTTTGGAAACAATCAGAAATAGATAATAATGAAGCTCCAGATGGTACAAGTGCTAACGATCCTAAATTAGATGCAGAGGGTAATCAAATAATTACAAGAGGTTTAAAATATAATGCTATACAAAAAGTTAAATCACAACAAGCAGGATACTTAGCACAAACAGATTGGTATATAATACGTAAAGCAGATGCAGGTACAGCAATACCATCTAATATACAAACATGGAGAAATGCAATACGTTCTGATGCAACTGCTATAGAAACAGCAATAACTAATGCAGCAGATATGAATGCATTTATAGCATTACATAACGATACGTATAAAACTGTAGATGGTAAACAAGTAGTAGATGTAATAGCTAGAGTTAATCGTTGGACAGAATTAGGAACATAATATGAAATATATTATTATAGGAATAGTAGCAGGATTATTAAGTTTTATAGTAAATGTAAAAGCTCAAGATATAAATATAGAATTAAGAACATACACAAAAGGAGTTCTTTGTGCAGATTATACTAATCTTATAAATAATTTAAATACTCAACATTCTCAATCAAGAAAATGGTGGGCTATAAATAGTGAGAATGAACTTACAGAATTATATGTTAATAATGATAATGGAGCATGGACAATCGTAATAACAAATGGAGAAAAATTTTCATGTGCTTTAATAGGAGCAGAACATAGTGGAGCTAACTATGACATTAATAGCACAGTAGAAACAATACAATAGGAGTAAACAATGGCAGCATCATATACAACTAGAATAAGACTTACTCAACAAGGAGATGGAGATAATCCTAACTCTTGGGGTACAGTTTTAAATAATGGAGTCATTAGTCTTGTTGATGATGCTATTGCAGGTTATACAACTGTAGCGTTAGGTGCTAATGCTACTGTAACATTATCTGCAGTAGATGGAGGTTCTGATGTACCACGTAACGCTTTTATTGAAGCTAATGGAACTGTAGGTGGTGCTCATACTACTATAACAATGGTTATTCCTAATGTTACAAAAGGATATGTAATTAATAACCAAGCAACATATACAACAACAACTAATGTAATTAAAATAAAAACAGCACCTGGTGATGGTTATACTATTCCACAAGGAGCTATAACACAAGTAGTAGTAGATACAGATGGAAGTGTATATTCTACTAATGCAGCAGGTTTAGGATTAGGTACAGCAGCTTCTGCAGATATAGGAGTATGTGCTACTAATGTTGCTGATGTATCTTTAGCAGATTTAAGATATGTAAGAACTTCAGCTACTTCTTCAATAGTAGCTGCTGATTTACATATAAAACAAGGAAGTTTAATTGTAGGTACATCTTCTCGTGCTTATAATCCTATATTAACATTAACAGATGCAGCAAGTATAGCAGTTGATTTTGCTAAAGGTAATAACTTCTTAGTTACTATAGGTGGTAATAGAACATTAGAACTACCTACAAATTGTACTGCAGGTCAATCAGGACAGATACATGTTATACAAGATGGTTCAGGTTCAAGAACTTTAGCTTATAATACAGCTTGGCAGTTTGTATCTGCAGCAGTACCAACATTAAGTACAGGAGCTAGTGATGTAGATATACTATGTTATGTAGCTCGTAGTGCATCAACAATAGACGCAGTATTATTAAAAAACTTTGATAGGTAGGTAATGTCTTCTACAAGTTCTAAACTCGTAAAGATGGACTTTCAACCTGGTATTAGAAGAGAGTCCACACAATACGCAGAAACTAATTCTTGGTATGATACTAATAATGTACGTTTTCGTGCAGGTAAACCAGAGAATATAGGTGGATATGAAACTAAAGTATCTGCATCTTTTAATGGTTCAGGTCGTGATCTTATAACATGGACTGATAATGATCAGTTTAAAAGAGCTATGTTTGGTACAGCTCAAATGTTATATGAACATAGTGGTGATGAAATATTTGATGTAACACCTGTATCATCTAGTGCATCTTTAACAAATGCATTTAGTGTAGCAGTAAGTACTAATGTTGTTACAGTATCAGCTACAGCACATGGTAGACAAACAGGTGACTTCGTATTCTTTACAAGTACTGCTACTATAGGTGGTAATATATTATTAGGTACAAGTACTTATCAAGTTAATGTTAATAATGCAAATACTTTTAATGTTAGTGTAGCAACTACAGCAAGTGCTGCTCAATCATCTTCTGGTAATGGACATATACATTATCTTTTAAATACTGGTGTATCTAATGCTGCAACAGGTTTAGGTTATGGTTCTGCATCTTATCAAGCTACTGTATGTGCTTCTGAGACAAGAGCATGGAATCAACCTACATCTATAGGAGCTAGTGACTTCTCAAGTGAGATAACACAATGGAGTTTAGATAATTGGGGTGAAGATGTAGTAGCTAATAGAAGAAAAGGATCTATTTATTATTGGGATACTGATGCATCTACTACACCATTAAGAGCAGAAAAAGTATCAGGTAGTACTAATTCTACACCTACTACTGTTGATAGTATTATAGTATCTCCTAATGATAGACATTTAGTTGCATTAGGTAGTAATGAATTTGGTACAACAGCTAGTCCTACAGGAACATATAATCCTTTAACTGTTAGATGGTCTAATCAAGAAGATTATACAAATTGGGTTCCATCTATAAGTTCTACTTCTGGTGAAGTTATATTAGCTGATGGTACAAAAATAGTAGGAGCAAAGAGATCTCGTAATGCTATTAATATATGGACTGATAATGCTTTATGGTCTATGACTTTTGTAGGTCCACCATTTGTATTTAATTTTTCACAGCTTGGAACTAACTGTGGTTTGATAGCTCAACATGCAGGAGTTGATTATGATGGTAGAGCAGTATGGATGGGATATGATAACTTCTATGTATTTGATGGTCAAGTAAGAAGTTTAGATTGTACAGTAAGAAGATTTATATTTGATAGATTAAATATGGATCAAAAAGATAAAATATTCTGTGGAATAAATTCAGAGTTTAAAGAAGTAATTTGGTTGTATCCTTCTACAGATTCTACTGAATGTGATAGTTATGTAGTATGGTCTCCTGATGAAAACTATTGGTCTTATGGAGATAGTATATTTACAACCTTTGCAGATAAAACAGTATTTGGAAATACAATAACAACAGGTTTACAAGGAACAAATCCTGCATCTAATAAATTATTTAATAATGAAGTGCAAGGTTTATATACAGCAGATGGAGTAGCAATGTCTTCCTTTATTGAGTCAGCAGATTTTGATATAGATTCTGGTAATGAAGTAATGTTTTTAAATAGAGTTATTCCTGATTTTGATTTAAGTGATGGTAGTTTAACATTCTCAATTAAAACAAAAGACTTTCCTGAAAGTAGTACATCAAGAGAGAAACCAAACCCACCACATACAGTAACAAATTCTACAGCTAAGATAGATATGAGAGCAAGAGGAAGGCAGGGGAGAGTCAGAGTATCTTGCAATGCAGCAGGTACTAGCTGGAAATGGGGTTCTATTAGATTAGCCATACAATCAGATGGTAGAAGATAATGGCACGTTATCCAGCAGTACCTAAAGTATATGATTATTTAAAAGATAATCCTCAAGCTGATAGAGTACATAGAGAAATATCACAATGGGGTGCAGCATTAGTAAATCAATTAGATACTAGAGATTTACAAGTAGATTCTAAACCTTCTACTAAAATATATTCAGTAGTTACTATAACTGAAATAGGTAGTCCACGTAAAGGTGATATAGCATATGCAGCATCTGCAGGTAAGTTTAAAGGGTATGTTAGTACAACAGCAACACAAGCATGGGAAAATTTAAATTGAAGAGTGATGAATTTTTTAAGTTTCTTAACGAAAGTACATATGTAGGTAATATAAATACAGGACAAATTATACCACCAAACATGTATAATTCACAAGAAATTGTAAAACCTATAGCAGACTCTTCAAAAATAGTGTATAATAGTAATAGTAATTTCATAGCTGATAACACAAAGCCACAGTCAAATTACATGAATGTCAAAGGAATAAAATAATGATGCCACCTACCAGAATAGAGCAGTTAAATAACTTTCAGGATGCAGTACAAAGTCCTGATGGATTAGATAGACTACGAGCTTTACAAGCTGTTGAACAAGCTTTACCTTCGTCACAAGGACTTATGGGTATGCCACAAGTACAAGCTCCTATGCCTATGGTTCCTAGACAATATGGTGGTGAAGTAGGAACAGGTGGTTTAGTAGAAGTATTAGATGATGGTACACAAGTATTTAGTAATACAGATGAGGGAATATTAAATAGATCTGTACATGGTGGTATGATGCAAGGTCAACAACAGACAGCAACAGCACCTAATAGTTCTAGTTTTAGTGGTGGTCCTACAGCAGCAGGTACATTAGCTAGTGGTACAACAGCTCCTTCAGGTTTTACTATAGAAACTGGTCAAGATAAATATGGAAATACTATTGGTGATCTTACAGGTATGCAAGATTATTATGATTTAAATTTTGCAGCTAGAGATGCAGGTCAAGATACATTTATGTATGGTGATAAATTAATGCAAGTAGATCCTGGTTATTTAAGAGGTGGTGGTATTAATCCTTTTATAAGTAATAGATTACCTGCAGGTTTACAACAAGAAGTAATAGATAGACCAGATCTTTTTAGAAATATTAATAATTTAAATACAATAACAAAAATACAAGGAGATCCAACTGATCCAGGATTTTATTCAGAAGCACCTTATTTACCAACACAAGATTTTAGTAAAGATATATCTGGACAGTATAATAGTTATTATGAAGCTAATCAAGCAGCTAAAGAAGCAGGTTCTCCAACATTTATGTGGGCAGATAAATTAGCAAAAACAGATCCAGGATTGCTACCTGATTATAATTATTATAAAGAAGGTCCTAAACCTTTTATAAGTAATGCAATACCAGAAAAATATATAACTGCAGGTGTAAATTTACCTCCAGGTTGGAGAAATATGTCAGCACAACAATTAGCTAAAAACCAAAAACAGCCATATGTTGGAGCTACTGCAGGTATGTATAGTTCTAGAGAACATGGTGGACAAATTATAAAAAGAGAAGGTGGAGGACAAGTAGATCCTTCACAAGCAGCACAAGGTCTAGCAAGTTTTGGTAGATATGGAGATAATATATTAGTCCATATGAATCCTGAAGAGTTAGATGGACTTGCATCACTTGGTCAGATAACATACAATCCAGTAACAGGATTACCTGAAGCATTTAGTCTTAAAGGTATATTTAAAGCTGTACGTAAAATAGCACCTATTGCATTAGCGATAGCTGCACCTTATGCTTTTGGAGCAACAACAGCTTTAGGAATAGGAGCGTCAACAGCTTTTGGTTCTTTTGCAGGTAACTTAATAGCAGGTGCTAAACCTGGAGATGCTTTAAAAGCTGGTTTAATGTCAGGTTTATTTGCAGGTGGTGGAGCTTACTTAGGTGGAGCTGCTTCTGGATTTGGTAGTGCTGGAAGTCAAGCTGCAGGTCAAGGTGCTGCAGGATATGGATCAGCAGCTATGGGAAGTAGTGCTGGTGTTAATCAAGCAGGACAAGCTATGTATGGAAGTACTGCAGGTAGTAGTGCGTTAAAAGCAGGATTAAAAGCACCTGTTTCTATGGGTGCAAAAGGATTAGGTCAAGGTTTAGCAGGTGGAGGAGGTTCACAATTTAGTGGTGTTGCTTCTTATGGAAATATTCCTAGAGCTGCTATTAATACAGCAGCAAGACCACCTTTACAATTAGCTCCTAAACCTGTAGTAGAAGGAACTACAGTTTTTGGTATGCCTAAAAATCCTAACATGGCTCAAATTGGACAACAACAAGCTGGTCAAACAGTACAAAACTTTACACCTACACCAGTAGAAAACATAGCTACTATTAATCCTAATATAGTTG